GATCTAACAGAAGTAGTTGTTCGTTCTACTGACACCGCAGACGATCTTGCTCGTAAAGTCCGTTTAGCGACGATTCTAGGTACATTCCAAGCGTCCCTGACGAACTTCCCATACCTTTCCAGTGAATGGAAGAAAAACTGTGAAGAAGAAGCATTACTTGGTGTTTCTCTAACTGGTATTTTGGACAATGAAAATTTGGCAAACGATGTTGTTGCTTTGGAAAGAGGTCTTGTCAAACTGAAGAATATTGCCATACAGGTAAACAAGGAATATGCTGACAAAATTGGCATTGAGCCTGCGGCCGCAATTACTTGCGTAAAACCATCTGGTACTGTATCTCAACTTGTTGACGCCGCTTCTGGTATTCACCCAAGACATTCACAATATTACATCAGAACAGTGCGAGCAGATCAAAAAGATCCTTTGTGCAAAATGATGATAGACATGGGGTTCCCACATGAAAAGTGCGTAATGAAACCAGATTCAGTTATGGTATTCTCGTTTCCAACCAAGTCACCTGATGGCTGCATGACTCGTAATGATTTGGGTGCCATTGAACACCTACAACTTTGGTTAACTTATCAACGGTTTTGGTGTGAACATAAGCCAAGCATAACCGTGACTGTTCGCGAAAATGAATGGATGGAGGTTGGATCTTGGGTGTACAAACACTTTGACGAAATCAGTGGTATTTCATTCTTACCACACAGTGATCATACCTATCGTCAAGCACCATATCAAGAATGCACCAAAGAAGAGTACGAGGCATTAGTTGCAAAAATGCCAACAAATGTTGATTGGAGCAATCTTGTAAAATACGAAAAAGAAGATAAAACTTCAGGTACTCAAACCTTTGCTTGCAGCGGTGATAAATGCGAGGTAGTTGATATTACTTCATGATGAAAGTTGGTTCTTTGTTTTCTGGAGTGGGAGGCCTTGATCTCGGTTTTGAGCGTCAAGGTTTTTCCATTTCATGGGCGTGTGATAAAGAAAAAACTTGTAGAAGAATTTTATCAAAACAATTTCCTAATACAAAAATATATGATGATGTTTGTACTTTAGATCCAACCAAAGTAGAACAAGTGGATATTGTAATAGGAGGATTTCCTTGTCAAGATTTGTCGGTTGCCGGAAAGAAAAAGGGATTAGCAGGAGAAAGATCAGGTCTATTCTATGAATTTATTCGAATCGTCAGAGACATGCCAACAAAACCATCCTTCGTGGTGGTTGAAAATGTCCCCGGAATGCTCACAAGCAATAACGGAAGGGATTTCGCCGTCGTTCTCTACGAAATGGTTAAACAGTGGTGTCCTAAATCTATCGCATGGAGAACATTGGACAGCAGATTCTTCGGTGTTCCCCAAAGAAGAGAACGAGTCTTCATTGTTGCAGATCTTGCAGGAGAACGTGCCTCAAAAATACTCAATTTACACACAGACCTGCGAGGGGATATTAGAAAGAGGGAATCGGAACGGAAAAACTCTGTATCCTCCTTTAGCAACTTGTTTGACGAATATGATAACGAATACCCACAAACCATAAGAAAATCAAGAAAAGCACAAACAAATAAAGATTATGAAACATGGATTCAAACAAACTATGCAAATACTTTAAATTTGTTCGATGTCCGTCAACGATCAAGTGTGCTAGTAATTGAAAGCGAAAACAGAACTCGTTATTTGACTCCTGTTGAATGCGAAAGGCTTCAAGGGTTCCCAGACAATTGGACAGAAGGATTATCAGATAGTGCAAGATATAATCAAATGGGAAATGCAGTTACTGTAAATGTCGCTGAGTGGGTGGCAAAAAATATAAAAGAAAATGCCTAAATTTTAAATTAGGCAGATAAATATTTACATGCAAAGGTTACTAGTAGCCATCCTAGTTACCTCCCTTGCGACGATTTACGCCTGCAAAGGTGTTCCTACCAACACAAACCCCACACAACCAAAAGAAGTTCAACCCGAAGCGGTTGAGGATTGTTCAACGGAATTACCATCGTTTGTTACAAACGGATTTACGATTATAAAGGAAGGACAACCCGATCCTTTTGGTTGTGTGGGGAAGGTTTTACAAGAGGATGGGACTTTAGTGGGAAGTGCTGTTCTTGTTTCACCAACAGTGGTTTTGACTGCTGCACACTGTATTAAAGATACTAATGCATATTGGTTTGAAACGAATGATTGCAAACGATTTAAAATAACTCAATGTCTTATTCATGAAACTTATATTCAAGACACCAGTTTAGGAGATATTGGTGCTTTTATATTAGAAACACCATGTGATAACGTTCCTGCAACTTTGTTAAAAGAATTAAACGAACTAAGTCGAACCGAAGAACTTACAACAGTTGGATATAGTTATTCAACAAAAAAAATAAGTGATCCAGGCACATTTTTTTACTATGGAACAATTTTAGAAGAACCCTGTTACATAAAGTTTTTACCATTAAAAGGATCAGTTTGGTTTGGTGATTCGGGTGGTGCTTTATTTGAAGATGGAGGTAAATTAGCAGGAATTATATCTTCTCTTGGTTTTAAAGACGGCTCAATATTTGAAAACTCAGCAACTCATGTTTTTATATACCATGATTGGATTATGAACATTGTAAACTCCCATAAATAATTTTATGGTGATTGCTGGTATAGATTATAGCCTTACTTCTCCAAGCATATGCATATACAATACGGCATCGGGTTCTTTCCGATTTGACCGTTGCATGGTTTATTTTTTATCAGATGTTAAGAAAATGCACACCGTTTTTTTAGGAAATGTCCGTGGAGAGGCATTTGAGGAGTATAATACAGAATGTCAGAGATACGATACAATATCAGATTGGGCAATACAGTATTTAATAGGTTGCACAATGGTTGGCCTAGAAGATTATGCCTTCGCGGCAAAGGGAAGAGTATTCCACATAGCGGAGAATACGGGTATTCTCAAGTACAAACTCTTTCAGCAGAGTATTCCAATCGAAACAATACCACCAACAGTAGTGAAGAAAAATGCGACGGGAAAGGGCAACTCGGACAAGGAAGCAATGTATCAGGCTTTCATCTCGGAAACTGGCGTATTCCTTAAAGACATAATTACTCCGTTAAAAAAAGATGTCGGAAACCCTGTTTCCGACATCGTTGACTCTTACTATATTTGCAAAAGCCTTTGGCAGAAAATATCTGCCGAAGAATAGTATGATTTATTTCTTCAAAACTGTGTAGCGTATAAATACTCTACCAACAGTTGAAGTAGGGTTAACCTTATCAACGCCTCTCATTTGAGGATTTTCCCAAAGTGTCTCGGCTGGATCACCTCCTTTAAATAGGGGTCCCCTTTGGAGAATTACACGGTGAGGGTGCTTCGGTAAAACCATACTAATTCCTTTTTCGCATTAGCCCACTGTTGCATTCAAACCCGTTGGAGCAAATTACACACTTTCTTTTGGTGTGTTTTTTGTTTCATTTGGTTCGTCTTTTTGCTCTCCATCATCACACAAAAGGGGGTTACGAATAAATTCTCGGTATGCCCAAAGTAAAGATATAATTAAAATAGGAGCATACCAAAAAATCCAATTATATGATTGTGGTTGAGCAAAACCAGGCTCATTAATTCTATCCTTCATACTAAGTATGATTGGATTATCTGGAGTTGTATCTGGTATTATTCTTGGAGTTGTGTCACAAGCCACCAAGAGTGTAGAAAGTAATGGAATAATAATTCTCATTTTTGTTCCTTATGACTTGTTTGATGCTGTTGCTGAACCAAAGTAAAAACCAACTATGCTGAGAAGAATTTGTCTATTCTCAGATGTATACAAAAACCCATTTATTTGAACAAAGAATTTTCTTGTGGTTTCTGGAATCAATCCAAACAACCCTTCTGGATTTTTTGCATCAATTTCTACAAAAGTTGGAACACCGAAGAATGGAAGAATAAAAGGTGCAGCAAGAGTAGCAAATAGTACTGTTAATACTATGAGTTGTCGAACACCACGCCCAACATCAATTGGGACTCTTTTTACTGCTTTATCTTGATTCTCTGTAGTTTGCTTGTTTGCTTCCATTGCCATCTGGAACATTTCTTTTTGATCCTGTGCTCTTTGCGCCCAATATCTAAAAAGAAACCCAGTGACTCCACCACCAAGCATGGAAATCAATTCTGTTGGAATCATACTGTACCTCCGTTACTGTATTTATGCGTCTGCTGGTTTGCCAAATCGTCTAATGGCATTTTCTGTGTTCTTTGCGGGGAACCCACCTTCACCCTCACGAACAAATTTGGCTTGTGTTTCTGATACTCCGGGTTTACCAAGAGCAGAAACAAATCCTTCATGTTCCTCGCCTCCATGTGTTTTTAGTTCAAACTGATCATGGTGTTCTTTAAACTGATCCAACAAATGATGTTTTGCATCATTGATGTGAGAGTGTGCTGTAAATGCTGCTGCGAGTTCTCTTTTGTTGGTGTTTATTGTCCCATGAAAGGAATCTACCATAGATTTTTTTGTTTTTTCTGATAGATTTCTTTGAGATGCTTTTGCCATATGAACATCAATAAATTTTTGCAATCCTTCAACAGTTCTATGTCCTGTTGTTCTTGCAGCATGATTTGAGTATTCTTGAAGCATTCTGTGAAATTTTTTGTTTGATGGTAAACCACGAAGAAATGAATTTACCTTTTTATCTGCAAGTATTTTCTTTGCAGAGGTAATTGCTGCTGTTATTTTTTTATGTCTCTCTGAAGAAAGAGAAAGTTTTGTTTTTGGTGTTATTGCCAAATGCGGTATAAAAGCACCTTCCGCCGAAAGTTGTTCTGGTTGACTTGATGTTTTTCTTAAATTTAAACCATCAGTTTTGTATGCAGAGTGTGCAGCAAAACCAATTTCAGCACCGTGTGGTGCTTGATATGTTATTGTATTTGGTTGAACAGTACCACTGTGTTTTGAGGAAAAAAGAAGATCTCCTTGTACCGCTGTTCCCGGTTTTAAATTTATTTTTCTTGCCAAATGTAATGCTGGAATTAATTCCCGAACAAAGTGTTCCTTTCCACTTGCTCTTATTTGATCTTCTGTTTTAAATTCTTCAGCACCCGATTTATACGCTACTGCTGGTTCACCTGAAGCATGTCTCTTTAAAACAACGCTCATGCCACCGTCTGCCTTTAAGGACATTGAATGATTAGGAGTTGTTTTTCCTCTAAATCTACCATGTGTAGATTCTAAGTGTTGTATTGCTGTTTCTGGACTACCATGATACAAAAAATCACCAAGATGTGTCATATGTCCTGTAGTTTCTACGACACGTTTTGCTTCTAACATCAGTTGTTCAAATATTTTTCTTCCAACTGCTTGTTTTTTTGCTCTCTTTTTGTGCTTTGCAGCAGCAGATGGGGTGACTACAACATCTTCTGGTTTGTCAGCTGGCACACCAACGCCAACAATTCCTCCTGCACCAACAGACATTTCTTCAATGAGCGGATAAACCGAATCGATAAATGCTTGACCATCTCCCCCTAAACTTTCTACTTCTTCAGATAAAGCACCCAATGCTGCCATTGGATTGTTCATTGAAAAACGAATTTTTGGATCTGAACTTGTGAGTAATGCCCGTTTTAAAACAACAATAAGACGATAAAAAGAATTTCCTGCTCTTCTTTCATTTTCTGTTTTGTACTCTTGTGGTTGTTTTAAAAATCTACCTTGACTGTCAATTATTCCTGCTTTGTAAATGTCCATTTGAGTGAACGATTTTGTCAATTCAGAAAGAAAATCCCAAATAGTGAAACTTGTTACGATTTGTGAATAAGATAGACTCATTTTAGTTTTTGAAGAATTAATGTTATTCTATGATCACTTGGTATTTTTGTTAAATCAATCTCAGGTATTCTTTTTGGAAGTATCTGTAAATATTCTAAAAAAGCCTTCAAGTACGGATGAAATTTTGGACAGATCTTAAAAAATAGTATTCTACAACAGGCTTCGTTTCCAAAAACATTGTTTAGTAATATAATATGATTTAAGATCAGTCTTTCTTTTAAATCTTTTGTTTTATCAAATCTGTTTAATAGTCTCTTAATGTATTTTATTTTCATTAAATCATCATTAAATTCGTTTATACCTTTGCAGAACGGATTGTCATACGCCTGCATGGCATAAATCATAAAATTTTCATCATTAAGAAACTCAAACTTCATTTTGTATTCAGGCTTCTTCGATTATTGCATTAATCATATAAAGACCGGCTTTATCTCCACCCTCCGGTTTTGCAATCTTCATTTTTAAAACATAGTTTCTTCCGTCGAAACCGTTAGTTGTCTCAAATCCTTTTGATAAATCATGGGTTGGAGATGTACCGAATGTACCACCAAATCTCTTGAGTGGGAATCTATATTCAGTCTCTGGTTCTAAGGCAGTTGCACGGTTGAAATCAAAATCAACACCAGCCAAGTTCATCTTTGCACGAAGAACATAAATGGCAGATCGAGGATCAACATATGATTTAGAGCAGAATGCTGTAATAAACGCATTCATCTTGTGCATATCATGTGGATCGTCATAATTGACGGGTTTTACCTCGTCGTTTGCTGATCTGCCCTTAGACTTTAGAACAGGATCAAATCCCATTCCGCCTCCCTCGGAGGTTTGTTCTTCGTTAATGTCTAACATTTCGGATCGTAGTTCTTTAAATCGTTTCATAGAGTCCTCTTTTGTTTATTTATGTGGTTTTACAACTCTGAGCCTGAATTTGATATGTGGCATTTCTTTCTTTAGAGATCCAACTGCTTCTACATTTGCTTGGTGATCATCCATGAATTCAACATGGGATACTGGTTTTTTTGATTTTCTTTCAATATAAGACTTGAGAGCAGTTCTTTTTGCATTTGGATCAGAGGAACCAACAGCCAAAAC